TCCCCGCCAGCTCGTCTATGGCCTCTTGTACGTTGGTAGCCTCCAGGCCGCTGCCTGTGTTGCTGTAGCCCACATATTCGGCGGAGAGGTCGCCGCCCTCTCCGTCTTCTGTCACCTCAATGGTGTACGGCCCTTCGCCCAGGCTCTCCCCCATCTGCATCGTGCCGCCGCCGGAAACAGTTACAGCATCTGCGGAGTCCTGCTTGTTCTTAGCCAGTTCTTTGATTGCGCCTTGCACATCATCTGAATCAAGGCCACTCGTTCCTTTATCGTATAGAATCTGGCTTGCTCTAAATTGATCTTCCGCTATAATAACCACTTCGGACTGTTCTTGGGGTACAATATTGGCGATAACAGACCCGCCGTAGTCTACAGACGTAGACGAAAAGGAAGCCACACTGTCTGTTACAGTCGAAAGTGGAATTACTTTAGTATCGGTTCCTGCCGATATTTTTGAAAGCACGGTTACCCCGTTCAAGACTGCTTGCGTTATTTCAGCAATCGTGTGGTCAGCCGTTCCGAACGGGGAATCTCCAGCCGGTGGCGTTATGTTTACATACATCACAGGCTTGTCTGCCCACTCTGCCCCGTCCTCCGTTTTTTCCAGCAACTGCCCCACAGTTCCGCCATCCGGCAATCCGCTGGGGGCCGCCTGGGGGATTGCGTTGCCTTCGGAGTCAAAGCCTACCACCTGGCCAGCGGTACCTTTCAGCTTGTCTTGCTTGCCTTTTGCTGCATTGTCCGCATATCCGAAGATGTCTTGCGCCTTGCCCTGTGGGTCATATGTAGAAGACTGCATGTCTCCGCTTCCGTCGCCATCCGCACCATTGTAGACAGTGAACTCGTATGAGCTCCCATCGGTCAGCTCAATTGTGTAGGTGTCCGTGGTGCCCGGCGCATGGTTGCCGTCAGTCTGAGAGATGCCCGCAATCCCCACGCCCTCCACGCCGGAAAGATCGGAGAGATACACCCAGCCAACGCCATCATGCACATAGAGCTTGGAGTTATCTGGGTCATCTACAGTGGAGGCGATGATAACTAGGTCGCCCTCATGCATATTGAGCTTGTCCGCCTCCATAGCCTCCACAGAGGGATAGGATTTCACAATGGAGAGAACAGACTTAATCCCGGTATCGGTATACGCCTGGGTCTCTGCGTTCCATACCCACCAGGTTCCATTCTGCGGCTTCGGCGGTTTTCCGCTGTACTGCTTGGCGGTCTCGGCGCTCGCGCTTGCTTCTTCGGCCTTTGTAGTGGCCGTGCCCGCCGCTGTCTCCGCCCCGCTCTTGGCTGCTTCCGCAACCACCTGGGCGGCCTCCGCCTTGCCCTGTGCCGCTTCGGCAGCCGTTCTGGCATCCGCCGCATCCACCGCGTTCTGCGCCGCCGCAGTTGCACTGCCTGCCGCCCCCTGGGCGCTTTTTGCTGCGGCCTCTTGGGACGCTGCGGCCTCCGAAGCCGAATCTGCTGCCGCCTGGGCGTTTGCCTTAGTCTGCTCCACATAGACGGAGAGCTCTTCCCGCACACCTTCGGCGGCGTCTTTCGCTGCAACGTCCGCCGCTGCCTCCGCTGCCGTCTTGGCGCTCTCCGCCCCGGCCTGCGCGTCCGCGGCGGCGCCTTGTGCCGTTTCCGCCGCTTTTTGTGCAACCTCTGCCCCACTCTTGGCACTCTCTGCTGCTTCCTGCGCTTCCTCCGCCTGAGTAGCGCTCTCCTGGGCTGCAGACGCACTCTTCGCCGCCGCTTCAGCCGATTTCTGGGAAGCGTTTGCAATATCCTCCACGGACTTCCGGGCGAATCCCTTTATCTGTGCGCCGGTAATATGTCCTGCTGCACCTTGTTGTTCAGCCACAAAAAAAGACTCATCATCAAGGTCTTCGATAAGAGGCAATTCCCCAATCCGTTTATCCGCCATGTTCTCCCTCCTTCCCCGCCTCTGTAACTATAGATTCCGCTGTGTGGATAATACCAAGCAACTGTGTCCAATTGTTTGGCCCAGATACTGTGATCCTAGAGGCTGCTTCTCTAATTGCTACCGCCATTTGAATAATTTTTTGACTATCCATTACAGACCTCCAATGATATCATTCAGAACATCCGAGATGTGAAGAACGTGGTATCCGGTTATCTCGTCCCCCGGATCTACATCCTGTATCCCGGTAGATTGTATGGAACCTATATTGGTCTTGGCCGCGTTGTAAATCTCGGCGGTCAGTGTGTCCCCGGCGGACACCTTGCACCCGGAGGCGGAGGGAAAGCGCCCACTGTCCGTCGTCCAAAACAATCCGTATGCCTCTCGCATCTCCACAATCTTGTCTATGAAGTCGTTCCATACATTGTGATGGAAGTCATCCGCTGCCCGGTTACCCTGTAAAATTTGGTAGGCGTTACGGGTCTGTGTGTCCGTCGCTGCCCCATTGGATGATGTCCATGACCACGGTTCAATTACAATCTCTGGCCTTGTGGTGGCATAGACCGGGGAAGGCATATAAGGGCCGGTTCCGTAGCTGTTCTTGCCATAGTAGTTAATTACATACCTCTGGTTAGGCTCGAGGCTTGTTAGCGTGTAATTTCGCGACGTAGTTTCCACATTTCGGGCAGTGGTCGTGCTGTCTGGCCGATAGGCGATCACATAAGATGTTGCTTTTGAAATGGCTTTCAGCGTTACTTCAATAGTATGGCTGGTAACTTCACCCACCGTGATGGAACCATAGCTGGTAGGGTTTTGCGCTGCCGATTCGCAGGATGACTGACAGGACTGACAGGAATTTTGGCAGGATGATTCGCATATCTGGCATCCACCCAGGCAGCCGCTACACTGTCCGCACTGTACCACAGTACATTGCCCGTGGCATCCTTGGCTGCAAGTCTCACCACAGGCCATTCCATCTGTCTCACAGGCAATCTCCGTACAGAAGTCGCACATGGGCATGACGTTTGCACCGGTAAGTTCCCCCTTCAGGTATTCCGGTACTTCGATCAGCTCATCTGGCAACATAGATATGCCACCTCTCTAAAAAGCGTTTGTTTCTTGCCTTGCCCAGCCGCTCCATTAGATAGATTGCCTCTCGGAATAGCAGACGGTTCCACCGACAGCAGATGGGGGGCATATGGTGGAAACTCCCCGATCGAATATAGTTGTTGGCCACGCACCCTCCATCACAGATGCGGTTCAGGGGGCATTCATCGCACCCATCCCCTTCAACCTGTGCGCTATCGTATTTCTGCATAAGTCGTCTCCGCGTCTCATCTACCACCCCAGTATAGATATTTCCAATCACGAATGGATTATCTCCTCGTGAAAAGAACTCCTGACAAGCTAGGATATCTCCATTCAGGTTAATCCCCGCATAGCGCCCAGAACCCAGCCCGCACTTGCCGCAGGCCATACATGAGGTATAGGCGCGGTTTGCCCCCTCTTGGATCGCCTGGTTGTGCAAGAGTATTTTGGGGAAAAACTTTTCAATCTGTGTGAAGTAGATTGGTTCCCATCCATTTTCTAAGCACTCGACATAATGCTCTGAATAGCGCCGAAGTTCCTCCTCCAGTGGCTCAGTGCCGTCCCAATTTGCAAAACTATCCGGCATAGTAAAAAATGTGCGGAAACCAGCTTGTTCTGCAAATATCATATCGTGAAACAAGTCAACTGCGGTCTCCGGTGTTACCGTAGAGCGGAACATCACATCAGGAAAGTATTTCAAAATTAAAGGAAGCTTTTTCCCCAGAATGTCGAAACTGGAGCCGCCATCCTGAAGCGGTCGATTGCGCTCCTGAGTCCGTCTGTCTCCGTCCATGGAAAGCAAGAGCCCTATTCCTTTCTTCCTCATATACTCCGCCCGCTCCTGGTTCAGCAGAGTTCCATTGCTTGTCATAGAAAGGTTATATGCTGGATACCGATCCCGGACATACTCGGTCAGCGGGACTATAATAGCGTCCCACATCAGTAGTGGTTCCCCGCCGAAAAAGTTGATAGACGGAACCCCGTCTCCCGCGTTGGCGGCCAAAAAATCCGCTGCATCTTTCGCTACCTGAAGGGAAATCATATCTGGATGCTGTTCCACAAAACAATAGCGACACGCCAAGTTACATGCATTTGTCAAGTTGAGAAACGCTGAATATATTTTAGGAAGCATTAAGAAAACCTCAGATAAAGTCCTGAAACCTCATTTACGTCATCAAAAGAAACTAATCGTCCATGAAAGGAAACTGATGATGTGGCTTCTACCGACATATACGGACAGTTAAAGCGTAATATGTTATAGCCCGTGACAAGGCTCGCAGTATCTGCATTTCCAGAAATAGTTAATACTCGTTCTCCATCTCCGTTCCATACCACCATCCCAGTGTCCAAGAGCCCAATAATTTGTCCACCCATATCATCTACACCGCCAGCATATATCTCTGCACCATAAATTTTGGCACCATAAATGGTGGGAGCCCCTAGCTCATCCGCTGTAATAAATGTTGTTTGTGTCGCCTCTGCTCTTTGTAATGCTCGAAGTACATTGTTGAATGTAACACTTGCATCCGAACCGTCTATACCGTCTCGTCCGTCTGTTCCGACAAATTGGTAAGGCTCTTCCCAAGTTTTTCCCCCATCATATGTATCTCGTCTGTATTTATCTCCTTCTTGCTGCTTATCATGCCATGGTCCATCCGGAGATGTTGAAAACTGGGACTTGTAAGGGAAGGAATCTCCCCAATAAATAGATCCCCCTTGCATGTTGATGTCCCCGCGAAAAATGTATCTTCCACTGGCCGCATCAAAATAGAGTGCTGCCTGTCCATCGTCATTATAAAAGGCCAAAATATCGCTGTTTAAAATAACCCGGCTTTTCTCTGCACCGCTATTATCTGTTTTGGTAATTTCTAATCCGTTTTTTCGAGTAATTTTAGTGCCATAGTAAGAAGTCCCTAGTGTAACTTTTCGTTTTAGCTCTCTACTTTCTGAGCTCAAATAAGGATATTCATGGTTAATTTCCTTTTCCCCTGGAGCAGAGATGTCGGATAAATTCCCTGGGCCAAATTCTATATCCCGATTTGCTATCATTCCGTAAAAACCGTCAACCGTTACTCCATCCCCCAGTTCCGCTTCTGGAACTAGGCTTGAGCCAGGGGCCGAAAATCCTTGATACACAAATCCTTTTGCTGCATTCAAAATATTATCTGCCATCTTCTGCGTAGCTGATGGGCAAAACAATTCTATTGTGTATCCTGTATCATCTCCAGCTTCGAATGCATTTTCATCATCCCAAAACAGCCGGATTTTACTAACTGGAGGAGTTTTTTCATATTTTAAAAAAGAAGATGCTTTTTGGCCTACATAATACTTGTTATTCATACCAAAATTCTATCCTCTCCAAACACTATGGCACTTCCGCTGTCTTCTATTAAGTAATATGTCTCTGGAGGCATTGCAGTAAAAAGCGGAACCAGCAACAATTTCCCGTCCGCCGTAATAATCCAATTCCCTGCATGGGCCGCTGCTATATGGCATAAAATTTCTCGCATTGTATAATCGTTTGGATATTCAACCACATAACTTTCATTGATAACTGTTCTACTATCAACTTCTACATCTATACGGCTTGCTATATCCGCAACAAGCGCTTTCATCCCCCTTGGCCATTCACCCACATCTTCACTAATCAAGTAAGTTTGTTCGGTTTTCAGCATGGAGTCATAGGCAATGAGATTTTTCCACTGTCTATCTTCACTCCTTACATCAACAAAAAATATACCTAGCTTATGCCAATCTTTTTCTCCTTCTTCTCTACAGAATGGTACAATTTTTGCCATTCTGGGAGGTTCCTCTTTAGGAATAAATGTAATGTGGAACTCAGCAGGCATTGCATTCCCCGCTCCAAAATACTCGAATAACGGCTGCTTTATATTTGCGCTTTTAATGCTATCCATTCCGTACATTATTCCGCCAATTTCTACTTGATACTCGTATGGCATATATTACTCCTCAATCAGTGGGAATGTGATCCCTCCCCATAGTTCATCTCCGTTCCTCTGCTTCATTTGAAACGTAGCCGGGTTGTTATTGGAATACATTTTTCTTGTTGCAATGCTGTTTGTTTGAGGGTCTGTATATCGAACCGATACCCATTCCGGCATAATTGCCGTTAAGACTTTACTTGTTTCGGCGGCATTGAGCGGACGGCAGGTAATATCCAGCCGCCGCTTTGTTGCCACCCGATTCCTTCTGAGTTTGCCATCCAAAGTACGACCCGCTCCTTCCCCGTCCACGTCAGACCGTTGCCACTTAACTCCTCCAAATGAAATGTAAGGGACAATATCAAACCCATCAATTTCAAGAACCAATATTGTCACCCTTTCTTCCAATTTAAAATTTATCTGCCAAAAATGCGATTCTTCCTATTTTGGTATTCCGTTACTCGTTCTCCGACCTTATCCCCATCCAGATAAACGTCTCCGCTGTTCTCTTCAATTGCGGAAATGATTTGCTGGGCCATGGCATAGATAGCATTGATGACTCCATCGTTGGCAGATGTCACACCAGCAGCAACACCCTCCACAATCTGATCATTGTTTGCTACCGCTGTCCGGTTCCCAATACGGCCCACTAGCTCAGGGCCTTGTTCTCTGGCAATAAACATTTCGCCGTGGTCTGGGAAACCGCCAATGGCATAGGTTGAAACGCTTATTTTAGGAACAGACATTCTTTCAAGATTGAAAGAGCCTGTTATAGAGAAATGAGGAACTTTTACTTTAACGCCCGTAAATAAATTTTCCAGTGAATTTCGTACTGATGGCTTTGCATTCTCAATTCCAGCTTTTATATTAGAAACAACATTGCTTCCAAATGTTTTCATGGTATTGTAGGCAAGAGGAGCGTTCTCAGATACACCATTAGAAAAACCAACTACTAACTGTTTCCCTACCTCTTTTAAATTGGTAAACATGTCGCTGGCAAGGCTAATGTTACTGCTTCCGTCTATGTTTAGTTTTAGACTCTCCATAAGCGAAATGTAGTTAGACGTTAGATCAATCGCTTTCTCAATCTCCGGGTTGGCTAGTTCCAATTTGCTATTCAGGTTTTTCGTATCTTTTGTAATATTTTCAACATCGCTAGCCAAGTTTTGAATAGGGTTTCCAGCAAATAGCCTTTGAAAACCACTCACAATACTATCCCAAGTAATGCTTCCCATACTGTCAGTATATGATGAAATCTCTTCGGCAAAATCAGACATAAAATCAACAAAATCTGACATATCTTCGGTAAGCTGAGGTAGTGTGTCGTTTAACCCACGAAGTGACGGGGCCAGATTGAAATTCAATTCATCAGCAACGGAAACCAAGCTTTCTATAAACAAGACAAATGCCTCAGCAAGTTCTACTAAGATTGCAGTTCCCAAACCAATCGCAATGGGGAGGAGACCAACACTTGCAACTGTAGCCACGCCAAGTGCAGCAGTCACAACACCGATACCAATCAGCAGAGTAGTTCCGAGCCCAATTCCTGCCGCAATTGTTTCACCGTTGTCCAAAACTGGTTGCCATGCTTGCCCTATTTCATCCAAACCCTTCCCGATAGCCCAAATTTCAACGATGAATAGCCCGGCTGCTACGCCAAGTTCCAGCAGAATAGCAGTTCCAATTCCAATATTTAGGGCCGCTGTTGCTCCCAATGTTCCAAGACCATAAGTGGCAAGCCCGACAGCCGCAATAGCCGCAGTGCCCAGCCCGACACCCGCCGCAACTGTAGCACCGTTATCAATGACCGGCTCCCATGCAATACCAACCTGCTCCAATTCATACCCAAGGACTGCAATCGCTCCGACAACAAGTACCGCCGCGGCAGAAACTTCCGCTATAATTGCAACTCCGAGACCAAGGTTTTTCGCAAGAGAGGACAAACTAGGAGATAGTTTACCGCTCACTGATGTATTGACGGCTTCGGTTGCAGTTGTAACAGTTTCAACTGCTGTTGCCGCTTTACCTATATTCCCAATACTCTTTAATTTAGAAAATGCATCAAGAGCTACTGCAAGACCGCCTAGAACTTCTAATGCTCCTATAATCAGTGTAGCTTTATCGACCCCGCTCCAGTCCCCTTGCTTAATTGCCTCCCAGTTTGTTGAAATTTCCCGGACAATAGTTGTAAAACCTTGGATTGCAACTCCCCATGCAGCAACTTTAATATTGCCTGTAAACACTCCGATTCCAATAGCGATATTAGTAAGCCCTCTGATGGTCGTCAGTGCATTGTCAAAATTTATTCCATTTTCGGAAATGTCTTTAATTGCAATAATAAGTTCTCCGATGCCTTGAACAGCCTTTAATGCTCCACCGACTTTAAGTGCTCCAAGGACAATAAGCGCATCACCAACCATGCCAGCAAATTCACTTATCATTCCCGCAACATTTTGGAAGGTTGCTCCGTTCTCCCTGAAATCGTTCAGATAACGCATGAATTCATTCAGATCTGCAAGTAACATGGTTAATCCGAGTGCCTTAAACTCGATGTTCAAAAGAAGCGAAACACCTTTCAATCCAGCAAGAGCGGCTTTTACTTTTTCGATAGATTGAAGTAATCCAGTTGCAACTTTCCAGGCCGCAAATGCAGTCCCAGCAGGAATGACGTAATTGTAAAGGAGGTCTTTTACTGCTTCCTTTAGTTCATTGGTCTGGTCGGTCAGCCCATTCAAGAAGTCATACTCGGGAAGGTCGAGACCCAAATCGCCTCCAATTCCGCCACCAGATCCACCACCGCCTCCAGAAGCAGTCGGCTCCAGAATGGTCAATTCATCAATCCCGAGCAACGCCTTTTTCATTTCTTTGGCCGCTCCAGTAGCCCCTTCAATGGCATCTTCCGCATCTGTGGCACCAGATGTCACACCATCCAGCCCGGAATAATCAATCTCAGGCAATTCAAATCCAACCAGAAGCGCCAATGCCTGTATCGCATCAGTAATGACTTCCACAAATGCCTGAACATACGGAATAATCTGCTGTAAAAATGGAATCAATAAATTCCCTAAGGCTCTGGTTAACTGAGTTATTTGTTGATTTAGAATGCGCAAAGCATTAGCCGGGGTCTGTACCGTCCGGGCCATATCCCCCATTACGTTCCCACTCTGCTCCATAATCGCTAAATAACGAAGCTGGGATTTTTGCGCTTGGTTCATCGTATTTACACTCTGCTCAATTCCATGTGCATATGCCACTTCTTGCAGGGTAGCTACGTCAATTGCATAGCCAAGGCGTCGCAGTGGCTCAATTTCGCCTGCAATGCCGGATTGCAGTTTTTCCATGGCCTCTTCAATGGAAATGTTATAGAAGGAAGAAATATCATAACCTAACTGTGTCAGGTTTTTTGACATAAGATTCGCTTTTTCTTCCATGACTCCAAAGCCACCAGTTATTTGCTTAAAGACGCCCTGGTTTCTGATCCATTCAGACGGGTCAATGCCCACTGCCGCATGTACTTCCTCTGCATACGCTTTGGCTTCCTTTGCGTAATCTCCCATGGCGACAGTGAACAGATTCAAGTTCTCGACGTAATCGTTGGATTCCTTCACCCAGTTGGACATAACAGAAGCAATCTGTCGTAATGCAATCAGGTAAACGCCGAACTTCGCCTGTGCGGAACTAATCCCAGTCCCAAGAACGCCGAAGCTTTTTGCTGCTTTATTGTTCGAGGCGGCGAGTCCGGTATTGCTCTGGATGATCTTCTGAATCCTTATCGGGAAAGCTGAGAACCCACTGGAAACTCTCTGCATCTCCGTAGCCAGGGGGCGCATTGCGTCCGCCACCTGATTCATCTGAACAGCAAACTTTCCTAAATCTGCTTTTTCTAAGGACTCGCTAATCTGAGGCAACTTTTTAAGGGCGTTGATTGTGGAGGACAAGCCGCTGGACTTCTGGATAGAAGACAATCCGTTAAGTGCACTTGTCATTTCCTTTAACTTTACTGTATTAATGCTGCTGCTATTTATCAGCTTTGCCGCATTTGCAAGTGCCTGCATCTGCTTAGAAACTGTAGTAAGCCCCGCTCCACCCTTTGCCGCTGTTTTCAGGTTAGTCAGCGCGGTAGCCAATGCGTCGATTTTTGCCGCCGCATCACTCGAAGTTGCCTCTATTTCAATTTGCAGACTATCAATATCAACGGCCATGATGCTACCACCTTCTGAAATACGGCACTTGGCAATGAAGCACTTGGCACTAAAGATATAAAAAGCCCCCGCCACCTCATATAAGATAGCGGGGACTTCGATTTACAAGCCCGGTATTATATCTTTGATTACATTGCTGAATCCATATATGCGTCTTGAATTTTTGTAGCTTCTTCCATATAAACATCCATCAGTTTCCCGGCCCATTCTTCATACTCATCATATGATCCGCTTCCGGCATGATAATAATATTCAGCCATTTTGGAAATTCCCTCATTTGATATTTCGGCCAGTTCGCTTATCTTTTCGTTACTTAATGTGGCAAGCCCTTGAAGCCCCTCTGTATTATTTATAGCTTCTGCGTTATATTCCTCAATCAATATTGGTACTGCATCGCGGATTCTCTGAGAATATTCATCCAATATGCTTTGATAATCCTGTAATGCCGATTGAGAAATATCGGGTTGTTGGCTTTCAGCAAGTACAGGTTCTGATGCCTGATGGCTTTGTGATGGAGTCTCAACAACTTGGTTAGTTTTTGTTCCGCTGTCTTCACATCCTGCGAGCCAAATTGTTATCAGTCCAGCCAAAAGAAAAGATATTAGTTTTTTCATCCTGATCCCTCCTTACTCAAAAATATATCATACTAAGTAAGAAGTCGCAAGGGGGAAATACCCTCCGCCTATTTCTAAGCGGATAACCATTATTTAACCATTCAAACCAACAAATGAACTTGCTTCACGATTTAGTCCAACCGAAAATCCTCCAGAACAATTACCCGCAGAATCGATAAACATAATAATACAAGTAGAGTATTCGTCATCATCTAAAGCAATACCAATGGAATATGCGGCGGCTTCTAATTCAGTCTCGTAATCGTTCATGCTTTGCCCATCAAGCAACGGCACAGTTATTTGGACAATATCATCAGATATTGCTACACATGTTGCGTCCTCAGAAAACATCGAGGCCGTTGCTTGATACATCATAAGTGGAACATTTTCCATGACATCATTTGTTTCCCCGTCTATGTATTCTTGCAACATATCCGTTGCTTCGCTCAAACTGCTTTTTAACCGTTCGTTTTCTGCGACCAGTTCATCATATTCCTTCTGCGAAACTTCACCAGAGCACCCAGCCAACCCAACAACCATAAATCCAGTCAAAACGAAAGAGATTAGCTTTTTCATCTTATTCCCCTCCTCCCCCAAATCTTACCACAACTTGGGGAAGGAGGCAATCAAAATCTCCGCTATCTCATATGAAGTTGGCAAGGTGCAAACCAGGGCCTACCGGAACTTTTTCTCAGCAGCCCTTGCCCAATTCTTAAAGAACAGGGTGGCTTTCAAACGTTCGTTTTTAACTTCCTGCTCGGTTGGTACTTCTTTTTTCTTGCCTAGTTGGTACGGTTCCGTTCGGTATGGAACTGGTTTTGTCCCCTTTTTGGCAAAATCCCGGAATATCGGAGATGTGTCACAAAGGGCTTCGTAGTTATAAAGGCCCTGTAGCCAGAGCATCATGTTTTCCCGCTCAAGCCTTTGCTTATCAGCTTGGCGGTATGCCTCTACCATCCATACATCACCATACCAATACTGTTCCCAAGTCATGCCGATGGACAGATAGTAGGGGCACTCCGCCTCAAATAGTTCCGTATAAGACCGTGGGCTATTTACAGCTCCACAGTCACCTCTGCGTTTTTTGCCGCATCCTCGTCAGTTGCAATCAGGTGGGTAAGGGCTGCCTGATTGTAGAGCTGAACCAGACGTTCCAGAAGAGCACTTGTCATCCCGCCCATACCATCCAGCAGGGCATCAGTCTGAGACCGGGCTACATTCTTGTGATTTTTTCGGAAAGCATAGTAGAACAGCTCCGGGATTCTAGTCACCGGGAACACTGTCAGCTCGTCCACCTTAAAGCCACGATTCTCGGCAAATTTAACGCTTTCTCTGCTAAAATCAAGTTCATACGCCGTCTCGGTCTTATTGTCGATGACGCGAACGGGCATCACTCTATCCTGAATGCTCACGACATTATCACTCATATGGTATTTCCTCCTCAAACCTCAACGTTTTTCTTGGTAGAAGATCTCAGACTCATACTTTCCAGATCAGTAGGCTTTGCTGCCCACTGAGGCGCACCGGTCGGGGTGATGTAGAGAGTTGTTTCCAGAACAGCAGAGACCTCCATAGCGGGCATACCCATCGGGGAGGGCTGACCCGTGAAATACAGTGCCTTGGTCAGCCCAGGAATCACGATACAGAACCAAGTAGCCTTATTTCCGGCGGCTGCCGTATCATAGGCATCGACAACGCCCTCCCACTCGGTCATAGATGCCTCGGTCAGGTTTGCCGTAAAAGACAGTGCGCCGCCGATGTCCTTCAAGCCTGGGACATAGGTCTTCCACTCCGTCTCTTCCAAGGTCGTTGTTTCCAGGTTGTCGGGCTCAGGGTTCAACTCAGGAATGCTTTTGATTTCGGAGATTTTTTCGTACCCAGTAGTCGGGCGAGTGCCAGCGGTGGCTTCTGCGGCGTACAACAGGGTGACGCCCGCTGTGCTAAGTTGGATTCCTGCCATAAAAATAGTACCTCCTAATTTTTTAGGGAGGCACTTGGCACAGAGGCACTCGGCACTGTCAGCCCTTTTAGTTTGTGTAGATTCTAAAATCCTTGTCCGCTACGCCCTCATACCGGGCGACAATGCGGTAAATAGTGGCATCCTGCAAATTGGACACCGGATTGCACATGGTACGAGTGAATCCCATCTTGGAAAACTCATTGTCGATGGTTTCAATGATATCCTTTGCCTCGGACTTCTTGTACCCTACACTGTTCGTGTAGACGTTTACCTCGTACATCAGCGACACGGCGTTTTCCAAATTTGGTGCCGCTGTTCTCATTTTTTGAAGCACGCTGTTGTCGCTTTCAACGATGGTGACGGCCGGAAATTTTGCGGGGCTGTCTACATATTCGCCAGACACAAAAATTCCTTCATAGGACGCTCGAAGCGCTCCTGCAATTTGACTGAAAAGGAACGATTCAATGTCTATGATACCGACCGCCTCCTCAAATCCCCTTCATAGAAAATGGTTTCGACATCTCGATACCCAAACACGTGATATCTTTTCCATGCTCTTTTGAACGGGAAATTAAATATTCTGCACCACTCAGACAAACATTTTTCTTGCCCATTTATTTTGATTCTGATGTTTGTCGTTTTGTTTTGCGCTTGTAACGCATACGGAATAATAGTGCAGTTTTCAGGAGAATATCCCTTATTTACATCGATTCGTTCAATAGTCAATCCGGGTCTCCACCCGTTTTTTACTGCCCATCCGATAAACACCTGGGAGTCCATCCATTCTTCGCACAAGGTTATTCCTCGTTCTCCGTAAGAATAGAACCGTTGCGACTTTGGGTTTGAACACCTGTTCTTCATGTTCCACCAAGAGTTATAAATTTTCTTGTAATCTGTTTCGCTTAATCCAAACGGGTTCTTTCTCCACTGCACAAAATCCCAACCTTATCTCAAAACCGCTTTGGCAACTGTCAAGAGACTGTCTCTCATGGCCCTGTCCGCATTATAGAATGGCATATGCGGCTTATTGCCGTAGGAGTGCCCCCACCCCTGACCATTTTTGTCTCTTCTTATAACAAGCCTTGGATCATCTGTCGGGAACCACCAGCCATTAGGATCATCCCAATGCCCGTTCCCCGGATATGTTCCTGGGCCAAACCCAAAATCATCATCCCATGGATGCCCGCCACCATAGCGTACGCCAGCGCCAAACTCAAAGAACAATATTGCTTGCGATTCGGCGTATAGGACATACCGCCCTTCGCCTTTTTTATCCAGTGTCAAACTTTCAATCGTCTCACCAGAAAACACATGTCCCTGCATGACGCTGTAGGCGACAGAGTAGCCAATCTCGCTAAGCTGCTTTGCGATTTCCTCGCCAGCCCCCTCAACCTTCTTCTGATACGCCTTGACTTCCTTCAATGCTTGGTTGATCGAGTCCGTGCTCAGCTTCAGTTTTATTTTTGGCACTTAGCATCGCCGCCTCAATCTCTGCTTTTCTATCAAACAATTTTTGTTCCGCTTCGTACTCAGATACAGAAACCTTTTTGATAGCGTATTGAATACTATTCTTCCATGGAGCTTTCCGCTTCACAATGTAGTTATACGGGCCGTCAGTATCAGCCCCATCTACCCACAAAACGGAATCCTCATCAATTTGGCAGGCCGTATCTGCGGTAGTTGCCGTTCGATCGTAATCCTCCAGTGAGCCGAACTGCTCCACCTCGGAATTGCCCTTGTTCGGGGAAACACACAGCATAGCGGATTTCAATTCGCTGTAAATAGGGACATATGAGCCGGTCGGGTTTCCATATTCATCTACGATTTCCTCTTGACCCTTGTATAGTTTGAAGAAAACAGGCTGTTGATTCCGGAGCAACGATCTCATAGCTCATCATCCTTTCGCTTGATGATGATTTCTCCAGGGGAAAAAGTGAGTGTCACTTCTGCAAATTCGTCCGGCGCACCATCATGTACATCTAACTTTGATACGCTTTTTAAATGGAATCCATCAATAGAAATATCACAAATATTCACACCGGAATATTCAATAACGGTTTTGTGTCCATTCGGATGAACCATCATCCCACCACCTTTGCAACTGGCGTCACTTCCTGCAAGAGCGGTTCAGAAATCCAAGAGGACTCCCAAGCCCGACTGATGGAGTTTTCCCCATGACTAAGCTGTCCCTCTGCTCCGATTCTGTTGTAGAGGTCAAGCGCACACCTGAACTGCAAATCAAGATACCGGCTCTCCAGTTCCTCCGGCCATTCCTGGAACGGATACCGTCTCGCCATGATCGCCGCTTTTGCGCTCTCCAGGCAGTCCTCCAGGATGGCCTCGTCCGGCTCATTCGTGCGGAGTTTCAACCTCGCCAGATTGTCCATTGTCCGCCCTCCTAGGTCTACCCGGCTTTTTAGGTGCGGCGGGAGGCGGCGTCGGTTCATCCAACACCGTCCCGTGCCGCTTCATCATATCCGCGTCTTCGGCCTTGATAGAGACCTGGGCACCAACTTCATAAAACCGGCCACCATAACACACGCGGTAATTTGGAATAAACTTCATGCTGCCTCCCGCTTTTCTTAACTCTCGAATGTAGCTCCAGAGAAATTGAACGTCACAACGCTTTGGTTATCTACCAACACTTCGAAAGCATCGGTCTTCGTAACCCGGAAAATAATATCCGGGTCAAATGCAATGTCCTGCTTAGTAGGTGAACCATTTTTCTTGAAGATCATTTTGCTTCCGGTCTTAGTCAGGTGAAACGGAAAGTAATAACCTTCTTGCTCGTCCGGCTCAGAACTGAACTCGGTGTATCCGTCACATGATGGAATGTACCGACTACAGATCCATCAGCCTTGACCGCCAGGTCATCTCCTACCAGCTCGGACACCTGCTTCCACAATAGGGTCTGACTGCCGGGGAAAAGGCTTAGAGTGTCAGACCCGATCATCCCCCCAGGACGTTGAGCACAGCCACCTCGTCCATACGCTCGAAGGAGGGCAGGACGATTTCAGACGCGAAGGTGTTGATGTTTACAGGATGCTCCTGGAGAATACGGGTAATCGCAACACCTGTATTCACAATGGAAACCTCTGCGCTGGACGCTCCACGCAGATCCGCCTCTTCCGGAGTTGTTCCATACCAAGTGCCACCGAGTGCGCCGTCAGGAATCAGGCAGACATACCCATTGGGCACAAATGCATGGGCTACCTTGCTCTCGTCCCGGTACTGCTTGTCGTAAATGGCAATCCGCAGACCAGAAGTAGACTCCACAACCGCCTTTACTTCGGCGTCTGTCAGATAGCCAAGAGACAGGCCATTAGTGGTCAAATAACGATTCTTTACTGCATCCGTCTTGGAAAGCAGATTGAACGTGTAAGAGTTCATAATGGCGACCGTCAGTTCAGTTCCAGTCTTAGATCGGATAGCGTCTTTGACTGTCTTGAACGCCGCAAAGGGGTCAGCCGTAGAGGGCTTGTCCCAAGTTGCAGTATCAGTCAGTGCGGTGTAGTTGGAGGTCTTCCAAGAACCGTCTGTATCATACTTGTACGTGTAATTCACACCGTTTGCTTTAATGGCAATACCAACGTCTCCACCCTCGGGGAACAGGAGCTGCATAATCATCCGCTCGGGCACGACATTTGCACCGTCAACCAGATCTCGGGTATCGTCAAATACACGAGCAATCACTTCGGCAGCGTAGGGGTCGGTAGACTCCTGCACCCGCAGCATCTCCTGCCGGTCCTTCTCTTTGATCTTGTATCCCTCACGGAAGAAAGGCATCTCGGTCTCCAGCTTCTCAAATCCAATCCGATCACGGAAGGTGGCCTTCGCGTCGAATGCGGAGGGCATCAGAGAGACAGGTAGCCCACGGGAGCCTTTCAGCCAGGACAGGTCAAGGCCGGCCTTCTTGCGGGCAGGGAACAAGGTCGCGCCCAGATAAGGAATCTGATTGGAGGCAACCTCAATCCAGTTGGCCGCAATCGCAGCAGGAGTAAAAACTTCTCTCAAATCCATTATGTATCCCTCCTTACTCGTTCACGCCAATGTTGTCACGCAGAATGATACCGGGCACAGCAAAAGTATCATCCAGCGTAATGCTCGCATGGGACTCGACTTTCTTTTTGTCCACAACTCCCTGTACCAGCAGAGCGCCATTGGGATTCTCGGTCGGGTCTACATCATACAGTAGCATACCCACAGCGGTAGCATAAGAGGTAGTAGCCACCTTCTTCCCAGCAGTAGTCATGGGCATACCAGCAGGGACGGCAGCGGTTTCCGTGACACAAATGGGGATCGTCACAAAATCGTCAGCGGCCAGAATCTCAATGGTTCCGCCAACAGAAGTCTTGGTAAACTTCATCTGTTTCTCTCCTTTTCAATCAAAGGTAGTGTTTCAAACCTTCGTTTGCGTTTTTGAGGGCGTCGGCCCGCTGTTTGCCCAGATTCTTGGCAAACTCCACGGCCTCGTCCTTCTCTTCATTCCCACCACCAGCACCGCCAGGTTTGGGGTCCTGCTTTACCAGATCAGCCCGCAGTTTTTTCTCATAGGCGGCGTTGGCTTTCTGCTGGTTCTCAAAGACTTTCTTCATGTCGCTTTCGGCCAGCGCTTTAGCCGTATCCTCCGCCAACTTTTCATCGAAACCCGGCATGGCAAGGTAACTAGCCTTATAGGTGGAGATTGTCTTTTCAGTCTCCAGCTCTTTCAGTTTAGCTTCCATCTCCGCCCACTTCGCCTCGCGCTCGGCGGCGGCGGCTTCGTCCTCGGACAGCTTGCCTTTAAGCGTTTTCTTGGCCTCGGCCAATTCAGAACTCACTTTGTCAAACTGCGACTTCTGAATGTACCCGGATAAGTCAACCTTTTCCGGCACTTCCACTTTGAGCAGGGCTTCCACTTTCTGTTCGGCAGTCATGCTCTCAAACCCTTCAATGGCTGTGGTATCAATTGGCATATCAATTCTCCTTTGCGCTTTTGTGTCGGGCATCTCCGCCCCATATTTCGCGTTTGTCCGGTTCTCTCCGGTTTGCGTTTGGTAAGGCGCTTCTCTGCGCCGTATTCAAACGGCCGGGCCGCTTAAATTTACTTTTTCTTCGCCGGTGTATACCAGCAACGACAACCGGGGTGGGGCTTTGGCGGTATGCTACGGATGGGATAAATTTTCCCGTCTCGTTCCTTACAAGTGGAGCACTCACGCCCGTCATTCATGGTGTTCCATTTCACATAGCGAACACCGCTGTCTTGAAATGCTTTCAGTGTGGATTGGTCTGTGACTTCCACCGCATACCATTCCGTCATCTGCGCCCAGTAGGAAAGGCCCCGTCGAAACTCTGTGACCTTTGCGGTGGTCGAGTTAATAGCCTCCGCTGTGCGGTCACGCTTGCGCTCCCATTCGTGGGAATACTGGTATTTCGTAACAGCGTTGTACGCCGCCAGCAATGCCAGTAACCACGCTAAATCAGGTGGTTCCTTTCCGTGCGGCTCGGCCTCCTGATACCGCTCCTGCGCCAGTTCAAGAAAGACATCTTGGTTGTCCTTACGTAGCTGGTCATATAGCGTCCGGGTGACTTCCAGCACATTGAGTTCATCAAATTTCGCCAGCGCCGCTTCGTCTTTGGCGTCCTCAAACCGCTTGACCGCCCTCCTATTCAAAAGGTCGATGGCTTTATCGGTGAGGTCATAAGGGTTTTTGTTTTCCAAACAGTTCATCCCCTATGCGGTTGTATTCATCGAGAATTGCATCAAAAGCGGCATCCCATTCCGGGCCATGTTTAGCGTCATATCCAACGGCTACATGTGCAAGTTCGTGTGCAAAAATTTCTGTTGCGTTTTCAATGTCCACATTCGGGTCTACTAAAATTTGAATTTCTCCATCATCGCAGAAATTTGTGAGACCATACGCCTTGTCTCCATCGTCTGCTTTCAAGTCAGGCTCAAAGTAGCACTCGCACTCTTTTCCAGGATAAAGGCTCTGAAATGCTTGATATACCATGCTGAACGGGTCATTCCGAAACGGAGACATCATTGTTTCTTTCCTCCGCAGTTATATTTGTGTCCCTGTTGGTATTCAGTTCATCTCTCAAACTCCGCTCCATCTTGCGTTTCTGTTCCTCGTACCAATCCATACTCACACGGTATGCAGATTCGGGGTCGCTGAATAGCCCACTGTACTGGAACGCCAACTTCGGATGAATTTTGCTATTGTTCAGCATCTCCGCCAGAACTTGCGCCTTGGACTGGATATTGGACAGGTTCTTGCGGGTGAACTCCGGCTTGATGTCTGCCAACTGCAAATCCAAATCGCCAGTCTCACGGCAGATATACAGCACCAGCCGCAGGAACTCCCGTTCCGACCGCTCCCATGTCTTTTCCGTGTCCTTGGCCCGGCTCTCAGCGGCAGACCATCCATCTCGGTAAATGACCGCCTGCCCAGTGTCGCTGGTAGAGGAACCTCCGTTCCGGTTCGGCATCCCGCAGATGGTCAGGTATGCGTCCTCCAAATCGTCCACAATGGTCTGCGTGTTGGTCTGGTTCAGTTCAGAGGCGATGCGGTATACTTTGGCCTCCATACCAGCCTGAACGCTTTTGATAGTAATTGCCATCCCGCCCTTTGCCAGTTCCTTATATTGACCGTCCTCTAACTCACAGTTTTGGAACACATCAAAGGCGTTGACGAAATCCTGAATACTGTCAAGCCGGTTGGATTCAATCATGTTGATTGCGTTCAGGATTGGGATGACCGGCTCAAACGCACCCATGCGGGCGTCATTGTTCACATACTCCACAATAGGGATGTAGGGGATGGTACGGCCCTCCTGCTTAGTGATCTGACCGTTCTGCACCTCGAAATACCATTCTGGGGTGTACACGCAGAAGTAGGGCTGTCCCTCATCATCTACCTGTTCCAGCACACCAGCGACCTTTTTCTGCCCTACTCCGCTATGGTAGATGCAAAACGCCGCTCTTGGGTCAAGGGTATATATGGATGCCGGGGACCCGTCTTCTTCTCCGACTTCGTCAGTGAGGACCATGCGGACCGCAACACCGCAGATGTGCATCCAGTCTGCCAGCTCTTTGTCGAGAGTGTCTTTGCTCTCGGCTCGCATATATTCATTCAATGTATTCACATTAGAAGAAATATCATCTTCTCCGCCGTTGGACACATAACGGATTGGGCCATCCAGAAGGTAAGCAGACTTGAATACCACGATTTCGTTCGCCCGGTTAATCATCACCTTGTTGTTGATCTCCGGGCGGACGATTTTATCTTTCAGCCGGATGTCCTGTTTGCCTCTGTAATAGTCATACAAATAGGACATTTCCGCACTGTTGATGCGATGCACGGCCAGTGCCTTGCCCAGCACCTCCACCACATTTTCCGGGGTAACTTTCTTTTTGGCGGTGTAAATTTTTTTACGCCCAGTCAGCCCATTGACCGGCCACTCGGATATAGCTCGAACAGTATTGTTTTCAGTCACTCTGTCACCTCCAGACAAACAAAAAAGTGCCAAGAACAGACCCGTATAAGGTCTACTCTCGGCACTCGGCACGCTTCGTCCAGGCATTGCCCGGAGGCACTTGGCACTAAACTATATATTCTCAGGCGCTTTTATCGCCTTTTAACTCAATCTTGATGTTTTTCTTGCAAGCCTTACAGTATGGATAAACTATACCAGTTGTTTTGCTATCCACCTGCATCAAAAGCCGCCCTTTTCCATGATTGATGCCAGCAGCGGCACAGACCGGACAATAAATGTCAATCTTCATTCAGTTGGGCGACTCCTTTCTAATTCTGGTGGACCATCTTGGAATCGAACCAAGACCAAGCCCTTATGAGGGGCCCGCCCGACCATCGGGCCAATGGTCCAGATATACCCCTTTCGGGGTATGCTGCGGGGTTGGTCAGGCTTGCCGTGGGCCTGTATGTAATCCGCTGTGCGGTATCACATCACAATCATCAAGGCTGTATTACAATCAGCAACCTATTTCCGTTTCTGCTACTGACGCTTAGACACCGCTGGTCGGTCTACGTTGCCACACCTTTCCATCCTCACCTCACATACTCCATCCATAGGAACAGCCTTGATAATCACGGTACATCTCAACCCCTCCGCTGGTGTCGTCAGTCGGAACCGTTCATCTTTATAGGGCCGGGGTCAGCCAAAAATAATTTTTTCACCTTGCCGCTTTCGCACAGCGCACAAGGAAGGCCCGTCTGCTTTTAGCCTGTGGTGCCATACATCTGGTGCCACCGCCCGCCTCAAGCGGCGAGGAGCGGCATATGGCGGACAGTAGGTTATCCAGCCGCCCATTGGCATTTAATTTAATCGCGCAGTGCCTCTTTTGCTTTCCCTCTGCGTTTGGAGCCGAGAGGCGGCATTGAGCCGCCACACGTCCGCGACGTAATGGGCCGCCGCTTCCGCTTCTGCTACTGCACTCGGTATATGTGCGCTTCCCGCTTAGATTGTCACGCCCTAGCCTTGGTGGCGACATCATGATTAGCCACTCGCAGGGTAGTTTTCAGCGGGATAGCGCTGGTAGCTATCGCCCTACACAAGCGTCCGGCTTCCACGGATGGGAGCGACCCAATATAGCAGGCGGACTGAGTTGCACAGCCTGGAGATCACCCTGCTTCTGGCTCCTGCATATCGGCGGATTCCGTCTCTACACGCTCCGCCGGGCGCAGCCGCTTTCTATGTGTCGGCACACCGGGGCAGGTCATAGCTGCCACCGCTTTTTTAGCTCCGCCCCCATGACAGGCGGCTCGCGTCTTACTCTTCCCAGCGCCTAGACGCTCCGGCAGTCTGGTGTAGTGTCTTTCCACCGTCAGCTCCGTGGCCTTTGGAGCGGTTTAATAAGTTGGCTACCGCAAAAAGTGCGGGTCACCAAGCCCTCGGCCGGAATCGAACCGGCGTCCACTATGCCAAATCAGGGTATCGCTCTCACCATTGAGCTACAAGGGCATATTGCACACAGTAGGGGCAGCGGCTGCACCGCCGCCACCCCGCCCGTGTGAAGGAGGCTGGAAAAGAAACCTGGCGGATATGGGCAAATATCTATCCTCCTTTATTATACCACAATATATACGATTTAATCAATGCATTATACACAATATTTTGTGTTTTAAAATGGACGGCGGAACACCTCTACTTTGTTCCCTTCGAGTTGCTGAACATACTCAGCAAACATTGCCCAAGCATCAGGAACATCATCATGCTTATTTTTACCTGCCATCGTATACCCGCAAAGGAAGTTGAGCATCCTTCGATATTCCTTGTCCTTCTTTATGACAGAGTTGTCTTTGAACAGCACATGGTCTTTCACCCACGGCGAGTTCACTATGATTTTTGTTTCCTTTTGCTGTGTCGTATATTTTGTGGTGATTTTCGCTATACCGCCAGCTTCTTTAACTTCTTTCTGAACTTTTTCTGCTACTTTCCCACCAGCGCTGTTGCTTTCAAACTGGCCCATTTGAGCCTTATGCTGAAGGAGCTTTGACACCAGCCGCGCCTCTACAACCTCTGGATTGCTGTTGTCGCATACTACGTCTTCACAATAGAAGGCATTCCCGTACTGGTAACAAATTGGCATGACGCAATAATCAGTGCCCTTGTCCTTCGTATCGCACACAAACAGGATTGCATCTGGTTTCCCGTCAGGAAGCTCAAAATACCTGCGCAGCTCATCTTCATTGTATAGCTGTCCTTCACGCTCAATGGGCTGAGTCATGTATAGTGCCCTCCAGGAAGCATCGTCCATAACATCTCTCTGATTGTGATAGAATGCCGTGGTAAACCCAAGTCCATACGGATAATCAAAATTACTCTCATCATTTTCATCCAGAGCAGGTAGGTGGATAAACTCTGCCATTGGGTCTTCTGCATGGGCTAGTTCAAGTCGGTCAATGGGGTCATGTAACGTCCAAGGTGTTTGGACAAGAAGCTGGACACAATCTCCGATCATACGCTGCATGAGGTCTGTATAATACTGCTGCCAGAGCTTGTCCATGCGCTCTTTACTCATTGCGGACTCAATATCAGGTACAAGGTCATCTGCTACCAACAGGTTTGACGCACGGACCTTGCCTGCATTGCCGGATCCGATAGACGAAAACTCAAAGGTCTCAAACCGCTTTCGTTTCCCGAGATCAATCCGCATGTCTTGGGCGTTGGTTTTACAAACTTGAATAGATGGGAAAATATCTTTCCACAAATACTCCCCTTTAGGATCTAACATCCGCCCAACTTCTTCATAAGCCCCACGCAGGAATGAATTTGAGTGCGACCCCATCAGAATGCTTAAATCTGGATTCTTTAACCCCTCCATCACCATGAACATCAATTCAATGGTGGTCTTCCCGACGCCCGGGGGAGCCATAACACCCAAAATGCGTATCTTCCGTTCAGATAGCCGCTGCATAGCTTGAACAACCGGAAGTAACTGCTTTCTGCGTGGCATATAAAACTTCTTTTTCGGCTCTCTATCCCACTCAGCATATCTTATCGCCGCATCAAAATCATACGGCGCATCAAACAGCAGACTCCGCTTGTTCAGCTCGAACATACGGAGGCTTTTTTGTTCTGCGGCGAATCTTGCGGACAGCCGACGTACTTCCTTGTTTCGCTCATGGGCCAAGGTAAAATCTTCTGGTTCTAGCAGCCGCAACGTATCAAAGGCATCAGATAACGCAGACGGGTCGGAGAGGTCACGCTTGAACGCCCTCTTCACCAGCTCCCGAATTTCCATAAAAATAAAGTGCCTCCTATCCTTTCAGATAAAAGGCACTTGGCACTGTTCGCTCCATCTGGAGAGGCACTTGGCACTACAATTATTCAATCTTCCGCCGGTTCCGGGTACGGAATCCAATGAGTTACTTCATAATCCTTTCCAAGCCCTTCCCAGTAATCTCCAACAGCATCCGCAAGCTGTTCCCATTCTTTGTACTCTGGATTGTATCAGACATCAACCCAGGTCTGCTTTCCTCCATCATTGACTCTTACCGTCACCATTACCGGCTCCATATCCGGCGGCATCCTATCACAGCATTTGATCCAGTCCATATTTCTCTAATAGCTCCCTCTTCTTTGAATCATAAGCGGCCTTCGCGCTTTCAATAGACATAAAACCCGTCTTTACCCAGCGCTCTCCGGAAACCTGTACGGCTGCCCGGTATGTTTTCCCGTTTTTCTCCGGCATAACACCACGCACACCAGTTTTGCTTCTTAGCATCGCTTTGTCTGTCTTCGCTGCCGCAATATCTGCGCGCTTTATGCCACCCGTTTTTGCAAACTTGGCCTTAACGGCAAGTTCAGAGTATTTTTTCATATTCTCGCTTTTGTATTGCTGGCAGCCACATCCCTTTGGTTTGCTTCTTATCGTCTGTGCGGGGAACTCCTTTTCGAAACCGCACATGGAACACTTGCACAGATACAGCGCGTTCCCGTGTTTGTCAATTCCGGTTCGCTTCAATACAGTCAGCGCACCATAGGTTTTCCCGGTAAGATCTTCCGTTTTCTCACGCTTATTGCATCCACAATCTTTCTTTGGCGATTTTTTATCGGTTAACCGTTGCCCCTCAACGACGCACTCATTTCCGCACTTGCGGCACATGCACCGCCAAAGCATGGCGCCTTTGGGCGAGCGCCCAGCGGGTTCTATTACTATCAGTTCCCCGAACCTTTGACCGGCGAGGTCTTTCATCTTACTCACCAAAACCACCCTCTTTTTGTTTTGTGCGGCGATTTTTCAATGCGCCTTTTTTTCACGGGATTTTAGAAAGCTCTCCTTTCCAGCACATACCACTGGATCTTACTAATCCCAATCTGCTTGCAGGCGGCCTCCACTGTGATGGAGCCGTCTTTTTTTATTTTTTAGGATATTGTCGTTTTTGGCCTACCAGCGGTAACTTTCGGCGTGGTTAATGCCTCGTATGGTGTCATGCCCATTTTCTTAATGCGGTAAGATACAAAAGAAAAGCTCAATCCGTATTGCTCGCACCAATCAATGGCCGACTTCGTTTCTCCATTAATCTCCCATTCCAGTTTCCGTTTCCTGCTCCGCTTTTCGGTTGGTCTTGCGGTAAATGTATATTTCGGATGTTGATTGTTTGCTTGCGCCTTTGCATCAGCCCACCTACAATTATCTGGTGAGTACCCTTTGTCGTTATCAATTCGGTCTATTGATAAATTATCGGCATACCCATGCGACAGAGCCCAATCCCTAAACGCAAACACATCCTCTCTCCATTCATCACAAATGTCTATTCCTCGCCCACCGTATGTTTTCCACGCATGGTTTTTGTGGTTATAACACCGCTCTTTCATTCCGCTCCAAATTCTGTATATCCTATCTTTTGATAATCCATGTGTACTAATAAGGGACTTATGATGAATACAATCTGCTTTTCCACAACTCTTTATTTTCCCATTTTCAAAAAGCACCGGATTTACTTCAACTGATCTACCGCAATCACATCTGCACACAAACATCTTTTTGCGTTTTCCAACAACGGTTAGATGGTATTTTCGAACACCTCTCCATTTTTCTATATCAAACTTTCCTCGGTTTGTTTGGCAAATACAAACCATAGGATTTTCTCTCAACAAAAACTTTGGAGCGTGGTAATTCTCTGCACCACAAAAGGTACATCTCGTTTTCCAGCCGAATCCCGTTTTATATCCAATTATCTCCCAGCATCCAATTTTCTGCCCAATCCACTTTGGGTTGCTTGGCAAATTTTCTCTTTTAATCCTTGCGGTTTCCTTTTCCGCTGCTATTCTTTTTCTTGTTTCACACCCACAAATCCCTTGATTCTTCCCTTTCGCATAATCTTTCCCGTTATGCGTGACTTTCTTCCTTCCGCACTTCTGACAGGTTAGCTCCCACATCTGTTTATGTGTTTCCCAATCATACCAAACACGGGTAACTTCAAAATCGCCGTACACTTTCCCGATTCTGTCAGAATAAAACTGATCCTGCATTTCAAGAACCTGTTTCTTGTTTGCCTCGTTAAACATCCCCCTTTTTTACCCCCTTTTTGTTTCGGCTCTCCAGCGGAGGCAACCCGTGTTCCGCCCGATACTTCGCAACTGCCTTATAGTAGGTGTTTGGACGCAACCCCAACTTTTCCATCGCCCACTTGTTCGTCCTCCCATCAGACAGAACTTCTTTGTAGGCTGCATCGAAAGCCACCTCATCTATTTCAATCGGCTTTCTTCCTTTATATGCGCCTCTGTCCTTAGCAAGAGCAATCCCTTGGGCCTGCCGCTCATGCGTGTTGATTCTTTCCTTCTCAGCCACATACGAAAGAACTTTCAATACAATATCAGCAATCAGCGTTCCTGTGAGATCGTTCGTTTTCCTGGTATCCAAAATGGGCATATCCAGCACAACAATATCTGCTCCGATCTCCTTCGTGATATGTTCCCACTGTTTTCCAGTCTCAGTGTAATTTCTTCCGAGCCGGTCAAGGCTGCACACAAAAACCGTATCACCCTTTCGGATTACAGTCATCATCGCGTTCCATTTGTCCCGGTTGTAGTCCCGCCCGCTCTCTTTATCAATGAAGATGTACCGCTCCGGCACTCCGGCCTCTTTCAGCATTTTAGTCTGCCGCTCCTCATTTTGGTCTTTCGAGGACACCCGCGCATATCCAACACAAATGCTCTCAGCCATCCCATCTCGCCTCCTTTTGTTTGCAAATTCATTATAACAAATAATTTTGTTGTTTGTCAACATGTTTTTTGCTTTTTTTAATTTTTCTGTGGTAGGGGGGCTCAGGTGGTGGGTGGCCGCCCTGTCCTATCCCCCGGGGGTGCCCGGCGGCCCGTTATCCTTGTAATACCTTGATTATCTGGGGTATACCCATACCAAACAGCCTACACATATATAATAATAATTTGGCACAAATCGCACCCACTCAAAAAATAAATAAAAATATTTGCAAATCATATTGACTACATCAAACAAATATGCTATCATATAATCACAGCAAGGGAAACCGCGCTGAATCTACCGGGCAGGAGGTAACGAAATGGAGATTGATAGCATGACCCAGATCGAGTTAGCATCTTACCTTGAAACCCTGGCGAAGCTGGTAGAGGCCACAGCCAAAGACCCGCAGGATGCGGCCCGCATTATCCGGGACGCAATCCCCAAGCAGTAAAAGAATAGGCTCCCCGCAGCCTAGCACAGCACAGGGAGCCTAAAGCACAACACGGGGCGGCATGGCCTGCCACATGTCGCCCCCACTATAACACAACCGGCAGGGAAAAGCAAGGTCACAGGCCAGGAGGGAAAGAAAATGCTTACAGTGCACGACTTGACACGGGAACAAATAAACCAGCTAAAGGGAATCTATCTTGACCAGCACTTGCAGGAAACTTGCGATGAGTGCGCCAGTTATGGAGAGATTGCAAACGCTGAGAAAATCGTTGATGACTGGCTAATCTATGACGCATACGCAGACACGCTATTTAGCCCGGACGATTTTTGGTAAATAAAAGCCCCGGCCACTACTAGCAATAGTGACCAGGGCAAGAAACCCCAGAAGAACCACCAACCAGGGCAAGCCCATTATACCAGGGCGGGCCCTCCATGACAAGGAGGAAATCTAAATGAAAACCACCATTGACCAGGCCGCAGCCCGTGAGCTGGAATTGTACACCGAAAACACCCGCCGCATCTATGATGCTTACACCGTGCCCACAATACGCAACCTGACCCGCAAAGCCAAGGCCAGGACTTATGACAAGGCCAAGGCTTGCAAGGCGTGGGAACACGTCGCAGAGGCCGCCGCAAAGCTGTATTGCAAGGAGTTTGCAGAGCCTGCAACGTGGCACACGGTTTTTAACGCCGCAACCCGCCGAGCTGTTGCCGCCAGCTTAGAAGCCAGTTACAAAGCAGAATATATTGATTCTGGTTATGAGGTGTAAGACATGGGAAAATATCTTGATATGTGGTATGGAGACAGCCCCCGCGACGCTGATAAAATCGATATTTTCTTTTCTGATTTAGATTGCATTTATCGCGGGAATATCTACAAAAACGGGCGCATTATTGGAGATTATTTCGCAAAAGAGGCGGCGCAGATTGAAAAAATGTTCCCGCAGCTTGTATTTAATTGGGCTTGACTCGCCCGCCGGGAGAATGGAGGAAATAAAAATGCTTAACATGCACAACCCGGACGACTGGGGCCGGATAGATTGCAGCCAATGCCAAGAACGGAATATGTGCGATCAAGTACAATATGACTGCCCGCTTGATGATCCGCCGCTGTTCCCACAAAGCGCCGAGGAGGTGCCCCCCGCTTGATTATCCTATTTATTCTTGCCCTTCCCTTGATGGTGATCTGGGAGACGGCGAAAAAATCTTGACTGCCCTAAGCGGGCGCGATACAATCAACACAATGGAGGCCCCGCGCAGGGGAGAAGGGAGAGCAAACCATGAAAAAGCTGACTGCTAAAGAGGTATTCACCCGCGAAGCCTATGAGGGGCTGACAGCAGAAGAACGCCGGTCGGCGCTAAAAGTTGAACAAGCAAAAGAGTGTAGCGGCTGGAGAGCCTACCCTGACACTTGTGCCGAGCTGGTGGACCTTATCCCGGATGATTGGTGGAGCAAGTACCCTGCCCAGCATATCGGGAAGGTTATGTCTCTGCTCAAATCCGCTATTGACCTGGGAGTTGACAAAGGCCGCCGCGAAGTGTAATATAAAAGCGTCGGGAGGCTGAGGCGCAGCTTTCTGGTGGGCCTCGACCCTGGCCCCACGGATTGAAATATAGATATGTATATTAATACGGCAAGAAGAGAGGGCTTACTAAGTAGGCTCTCTTTTCTTTTCCGATGGAGGCATCTGCCGCGTCGGATGCTAACTTAGATACCACCCGCCCCGCTATGGGGCGGTTTTTTTGCCCTCCAGTCCCTCCAGCGTGTCCGCCCATATCCCTACACTCCCCAGCAACTTCCCGCTGCTTGCGTGGCCTCCTACGGTCAGCAAGCGGCATTTTTGCGCCCGTGACCAACAAAGAGATCACGCCCCAAAAAGCAGAACCGCCGCAAAGGCCATTTACAGGCCCGTAGATCAGTTTTAATGTCTGGCGGTGTCTCTATATTCCAATGCCACAAAACTCCGTACAGAGGACCGCACAGCGCCACACAATGCATAAAGCAACCCCGGCCCACTCCATCAGGAGAGAGCCGGGGCATTGTCATTTGTTACGGGCCAGCGATAGGACGGCGCAGCGCTCTTTGTCTGCGTCCCACCAGGCGCAGCGGGGGCCGTCACAACGCCCGCCGATATACTCCACGCGGGGCAGCTTGCCGTCGGCCTGGAACTTAATCACGCTAGTTTTCAGCGTTGCGGCCAAATCGGGCACGGGGTCTAGGCTCCAAAGTGCCAGCCCTGGAGATTGTGCAGCCTTTAGTGGGCACAACCTCCCGCGCGTGAGGCTGTCATAGTCGCTAGTCCCTGGCGAATCTTCAGCCATAGTCGCTACTATAGTCGATAGTCGTTTACTCATCCACCACTACAGACCTAGCGATCCGTTCCTCAAGCTGCTTTTGGTCGGGAGAGTCGCCGAGAGGTGTTCCAGGCGTGAGAGTGATTTCTTGGCGGTCTGCGTAATCAAAGTTGTTCTTCCCCAAAAAGATTGCAGAAACCGGGTTTACCTTACCATTCAGGATGTAATACTCCCATAAAACCTCAAGTTTTCTGTACTCTTTTTTTATCAAGTCCCTTGTCGCAGAGCTGCATTCAAGGTTTCTCCCGACAACATCATGAGTAATTTCCCATAGTCGCCGCCTATCAAGTCCAAGCACATCAGCCATACCAGATACCTGTGGCTTTGTGTCAAAGTCGATGCAGAGTTGCCAGAACTCGTCAATTCTCTGCTTTACAGCATTCTCGTCAGAGAGGTCAACTCTATCAAATTTGTTGAGGGCTTGGATAAACATAGTCGCTTTGCTGTTATCTCCCGGCTCCGCAAGTTCATACCCGAACTGCTGTAGGTCTGGACGGTTTCTTTTCCGTTTTACGACCTGCTCCATAGTCACATCATTCTTGTTCAGAGTTGTCACCTTCTTTCGCAAACCCAAACCTCTCTCTTGCTCTCTTTGCCATGTTTTCCCGCTGTTCGTCCGATAGTTCCTTCGGAGCGCGGACTTTAATCCACTTCTTGGGGAAAGTATATTCCCTCACCCCTTCACCTGTTCGAACTACAGTAATTTCTTTGTGTTTTCCGGCAAGTACATCTAATCGGCGAATCAGGGCACGATCCATCGTATAGCAGGATGCAAGAGGCTCTTCCTGATTGTAGTTGTAGATAGTTTCCATTTCGTATTTTGTTAAGTCCAATGTTCGTTCCTCCATTCGAGAAAGGACATCTTCTTGAAAATCATAGTCGCCATGATGTATCTGATAGTCCCTGAGTTGGTCAGGAAGTAGAGTTTTGATAGGATTGGGGAAATGTCCTCAAAGTAAGGCTCCCAAGCGGGATTGCTATATTTCATTTCCCAAACACCGCCTTCATATAGTCGCTGGTCAGGTAAAGAGCCTCTTTCTGGGAGAACCCCTGTTTTATCAGATTGTCATAGAATACTTTGAGCATTTCGGACATGGCTCCTACTGCATTAAGTAGACTTGAAATATCTTATTTCATTTTTATTTATAATCCCCCTTTATATCATAATGTAAAATAATCGTTCTGTCAAGCCTCAAATGCTTTCTTTGCTAATTCCTTAATTTCTCCCGCCGTATACTTTCTTGCTCCCCTGTCCGTTTCAAATCCCTCCTTCGGCGGGTCTGGGAGGGGCATCCAGTGGGTGACACCGCCCGGCTCTCTTTCTCCGTGTGGTGTAATGACACGC